AACCAGAACCACCATATAATGGACCAGCAGCACCTAAAGCACCAACAGCAGCAGCGTCTAAAGAAGAAGCCCAACCTTCACCAGTTGAAGTAGCAGCGTCTATAGCAGCAGGAGAACCAGCATCTATACCACCAGCTCCAGGAACCTGTGCTTTAGGGTCAGTAATACCGTCACCAGCACCACCAGAATAGAACGCACGTAATACAGGGTCGTTACCAAAAGCTTCGTCACCAGCAGTAATAGAATCATCAGGTAGTAATGGGTTACCATCAAAACCAGGACGAGTTGTTTCTGCAACAGTTTCGTTATATTTGTAACGTAAAGAATAAATTAAGCCAACAGGCGCAGACATCGGTTGAACACCAACTAATTCTGTAGCGATTGTACCAGGCATAATTCTTCGAATCATTGGAATCAAGATTTTACGGAAACCAGCTATGTCATGTGCAGATGTCGCACCAGCAGCAGCTTCTTCTTGTAAAACGTGATTTTTTTGGTTTTCTAAAAGAGGGTCAACAATTTTAGCCATGTCTGGAGTTAAACCTTCAAGCAACGCGCTCTTAGTTTCGCCCCAATTTTCAAATATTTCATCCATTTTATTTCTCCTTATGAATAAGATGATTTTTACTTTTTCTTTTTCAGACAGTACTTAATTTCCTTCTTCCGAAATAAATGGTTGTATAACACCGTAAGTTTCGACATACTTATCAAAAACTTATACAAATATTTATAAAATCTCCTTAAATTATAACGACTTAAAAAAATTACTAATAAATTCAACGACTTATATATAAATTAGATTTGACAAAAATGATGGGTTATGTTACGACAATCCAAAAAAAACCTCAACACCTTACGATGTTGAGGTTCTTCTGCTAGACAGTAAAAAAATTTACATACCAGCGATTCGTCTTAAATCCGCAATTGCAGACTCAGATAATTGTGAACCATCATCTTCGATTTTCACTTTTTTGTTGCCAGTAATTTCAACTGTTTCAACCACTTTACCTTTAGTCTTAGCTTTAGGTGCTGCAACTTTTTCAGTTAAAGTAGTTTCAACAATAGGAGTTTCATCAGCTTCTTTTAACACACGACCAATGAAAGTTTCATAACCTTCTTCCAATTGTGATGTATCAACGTTACCTAATATAGCTTCCATTACTTCATATTGGCGACCATTTAAAGGTTTTAAAACTTTTTCAAGTTTCATTGTTCTTTCCAATTTACCGAACTTACCTTCTGATAAAGATAAAGATTTTTCAGCATCTTTTAAACGTTTTTGTGTTTCGTTTAATGTATCAGACAAATCGTCTTCTTTAGCATAGTTAGATGAATATTCTTCTTGCATAGCTTCAAAGATTTTACGCCCAAAAGTATTTTGTTTTTGTGCTTCTAAATCTTCACGTAATTCAACCAATTCAGAATTCAAACGAATTTCTAAAAATGAATCTAATTTCTCAACTAACTCACCTAAATCAGATTTAAGTTCATCAGACATTTGAGCTTTAGCTTCAACTAATTTTTCAGCATAATCAGCTTCTAAATCACGAAAACGGTTAATGTCTTCACGTAATTCAGACATTTCATCAGTTAAGAATTGTGTAACTTTAGAATCCACCGCTTCAACCAACGCATCACGTTCAACAATCCACTGTTCGCTTAATGTTGCTTTAACGTCGTTTTCAGCATCAGTTTTTGCAGATGCAATAGCTTCGTCCAATTTAGTAGTGAACGCAGTTTCTAATTCTGTTTTTGTGTCTTCTGATAAGACTTCAGCTTCTAAAAGCTGTTGTAATAATTCTTCCATTGTATTAACTCCAAGTTAAAATTTGTATATATTTTGTTTGCGTCTTTATTTATAACTTTCAATATCTTACAAATTTTACAATTTTAAAACTCTTAATAATCAATAGCTTACACACCATTTAGATTAGCATTATCTTTAATGATAAATAGTGTAGTAAAGAATAATGTTTGTTTAAAATTTATAGGAGCATACCTAATGGGTAGATTTGTAGCACCATCATTAGACCAATTATCTGACGTAGACCTTTCAGGTGCCAGTGACGAAGAATCACTATCGTTTGATTCTGCGAGTGGTATTTGGTTAAGTAGTAATCTATATGAAAAGAACGCCAATAAAAATTCAGCGAATGGATATGTGGGTTTAGATGCTAGTGGGAACATTTCTGGTGGAACGTTTTAAAATCGTCCATAAGTATATTCAATAAATACAAACAAATTATTATAATAATAAATTTTTAAAAAGGAACACAAAATGAAAAATAAAAAGAAATTACAGGCAATGCTTGAGTCTATCATTAACGAAGATGTTGATAAAGCCTCTAAACATTTCCATTCTTACTTGTCTGAAATGATTGCACACGAAACAGGTATGGACTATGAATCTGACGACGAAGGTGAAATGTCTAGTGATGATGATGAAGGTTCAAGTGATGAAAAATCTTGTGACTGTGATTGTGACTGCGACAAAGGTGATGATGACGGTGAAATGTCTAGTGAAGAACCATCATCAGATGATGAAGGTATGGACTACGAGAAAGAAGAAGAAATGTAATCTCTTCGATTTTCTAAATTTTAAAAACCGTATCAGGGCAACTTGCTACGGTTTTTTTATGTACCTAACCCACTAAAGTTAGAACAGAACATAGAAAATTTATAAATAATACTATAAATCATTAGTCCTGCTAATGAAAAAACAAGAAATTAAAAAGGAAGAATAATGGAATTATTAATCGAAAACTTAAACTCAAACGAATCAGGGCTTATAACTGAATCAATACAAGATGGGAAAAACGTTTTCTTATCTGGTATCTTTATGCAAGCTGGCATTAAAAACCGCAATGGAAGGGTTTATAGTTTAGCTGAAATGTCAAATGAAATCACTAACGCTAACAAAAAAATTGAAGAAGCTAATGGTATCATGGGTGAATTAGACCATCCTAATAATCTTACTATCAATCTTGCTAACGTATCTCACGTAATCACAGAATTGTCAATGAATGGTAATAATGTTATGGGTAAAGCTAAATTACTTGAAACACCAATGGGTAAAATCGCTAAAGAACTTATCAATGCCAATGTTGCTTTAGGTGTTAGTTCGCGTGGTGCTGGTAATGTTACAGAAAGTGGTGACGTTAATGGTTTCAACTTTTTAACTGTTGATATTGTTGCTAATCCTAGTTGCGCTTCCGCTGTCCCTCAATCAGTTTTTGAAACATTGGATATGTCAAGAAAAGGTAGAGCTGTTATGACTTTAGCTGAACAGGTTCGTGATGACCCGAACGCTCAAAAATATCTTAAAGAATCAATTATGAAATTCTTGAACGAAGGATTATTCACTAAAAAATAATCAATACTCTATTTTATTTTTAGTATGTGGATACTTTGCTTCTTTGTAAAATTTGATACGTTGTCCTAGATGACGTTTTGAATATTTCAAATCTGAACAAACGTCCCATACTAAAATGAAATCTTTGTCCGGTGCTTTACGCAAACCACGCCCAATAGTCTGTAATGTTCTAATGAACGATTTACCCAAATCAATCAATGCTAGATTATAAATTCTCGAAATGTCCAAACCTGTTCCAGCACAATGAACAGTTGCAACTACAATAATACCATCATGCTCTTTGAATAATTGGTAAATTTCTTGACGGTCTTCAACCTTATCTTTACCATGCACAAAGTAAACGTGTTCAGCATCAGTTTTACTCTTAATAGCTTTAGTCAGTTTCTTACCAAACGCAACACTATCTACTAACGCAAAAACGTTCCCGTTGTCTATCATTGAACGATTAATCAATTCACTAGCTATGTAATCAATACGTTCCTTTTTACCTCTTATATAAGCCTTTTCAGCGTTATAATCAATGAAATAAGAATTCTTAAACTGTGTATATGTTTGGTCGGTTTTAGCGTTATCATATTCTTCTTTGAAATCTTCAACCAATTGTGAAATTTCTATTTCCAGATTGGCTAAATATCCTTGTTCAATTAGAACGTGGGATGGTATTTCATGTTTAACCGTTCCCAACGCAGCCAAAATTGTCATTCTGTCCAATTCATCTTTAGGCATTGTAGCAGTTACACCAAAACGGTACTTAACGTTTCGACCATATTCAGTTAGTAACTCTTTAACCACTTTAGACTTTGTGCCATGACAATTCCCAATAACTAGTGGTTTCCCATTTCTCCTTATAATTATATTACCAGATGGAACAGTAACACAATATACGCGCCCATCAAAGGTTCTAGTAGTTTTTTTGAAATTTTGAGTTCCTATAGTATCAGTATCTTTACTAATGTATAAACGGTGAATATCATTATAATTATCACTTCTGTCGTCAACCTGTATACGTTTAAGAGTTTTGTGTCCAGCTAACACACAAACGGCTTGGTAAAAATCAACTGCGGTTTCATCCGTATTCGAGTAATAATATTGACCACAATTCTTAGCAATATGACCGTCCCACTTAACCATATACTCGATAATTTGTTTCGCTTTTTCTTGCGAAATGTTTTTTAAATCAAAAAATTTGGTTATATCCTTATCTGCATAATCTATATCATAAATCAAGAAACGTCTTCTTTCTTTGACATTATCGAACGCTTCTCTTATTGGGGTTTCAATTGACCTAAAGTTACCAAGTTCAATCAATTCCAATAGTGCATCAATTTTTCGTTGTTTAGAAAATGAAAAAGACATTTTTATTTCACGCTGGTATATGTAACCATCAGCTTGCAACGCTATCATCAATTTTTCTTTTGGTGATAATAAATTGGATTCACAACTTGCTGTGGAACTTGCTGCAACATATACGCTTTTGGTATAATTGAAATATGTGTCGCAAACTTTACTCTTTCTATCACCATTCGACCACTTCACCAACATATCGTGGTTTGGTGTAACATCAATATCAATACCTTTATTACTTTTAATATTAACCATGTCACCAGAATATGCTTTATCTATAAATCTTGTCGGTTCCACAAAATCTATAACACCATTATCATATTGCGCTACTATTTCTGTATGGTTCAAGCAATCGAATCGTTTAAAACCTTCATCGGTTAATATTTCAACATCACCAACAAAGCACTCGTCTATCAAAACCATACCAAATTCAGATATGAACAATGGGATATTTTGAAGGGTTTGCCATGTTGCAACTATGGTATCATTTTCAGTATCTTTAACTTTTCCCGAAAATTCTCCAACATCAGGCAAACCACAATCTTTTAAACCTTTGATGGTTTGTTTAACTAATGTTGTACTAGGAACTATAACCAAACAGTTAATACTCTGACGGTTGAACACTTCACATAAAACAGCGG